TTTGATTTTTCGGACAATTTACTCATCGTTTGTTGATGAGTAACATCCTTACTGTTGTCTCTTGCCATTTATCTCTTTTGTCGTTCTCTTATTTTTTGATTTTCTTCCTCAATATACTGAATCAACATAGAGACATAGATATCTCTTTCCCATGGCAACATAGCTTCTAATTCTGTCAAACTGTATTTGTGATGCTGCATCAAAGAGAAATTAGTTTTGTAATAATTCCTCAAGTTATCGTGACGCAGCGTCAACCGAAAAAATTTTCGAGACCTTCTACATCAATCGTGTGATGAAAACCACATTTACTACAAGTCATCTCAACAGTTTCTTTTAACTTTGGTAAGTTATTAAAAAAGTGTTCAACCTTTTCAAATTGAGACTGATTCAGACCTTCAACAAACTCCAACATTTCACCAGGTTCGGCCTCATGTGCATAATAGAATTGGTCACCATCATAAATGTGTTCAATGCTTTCTGAAATCAAGTTGAAAGTCACCTCAGTAATATCATCCATGTTAATAGAATCTTTGATGATACCAAATTCTGGATACTTCATCTTAATCATAACCTTGTCAGTCAATTGAATTTCTGGACTAACTTCTTCTTCACGGTATGGTTGAATGTTCTGTAGGTTAACACTTGCTTCCATAATGTTACCACAAACCTTTTCTTCAACCTCATTATTACAACGGTATCTGGTCTCCACAATTTCACCAACAGATTTACTTCTTAGATTGATGAAGTAATATTCAACATCAATGATCGGCAATTTGTCGATATTGATACCTTCAGTCAAGGTACAATTGTTCAATATATCACGGACATTCTGTTGAATCGTTGAGGACTCATTTGATTCTAGAGCCATCAACAAGTTCTTTTGTTCTTTAACTAGAAAAGGTCTATATTTAATTTTCTTCTTTGAAATTGGTAATTCAATTTCGTATGTTGGCACATCAAGTTTAGGTAAAGCCATAATTTCTCCAATTTAATTATACAAATCCATTAATATTATCAGCACTCTTTCCAATCGAATCAATTCCCGAACCGATGGCACCGATGGCACTATCAGTAATTGCACCGACAGCACCTTTGGTAGTACCACCAAGGCCACCGTATTTGTCGGTAAGATTTCCAATCTGAGAGTCCAACAGTTCCATGGCAAGGCCTTGGAGAGAATTGTTCTTCCAGTAAGTATATGCAAATGTCACAGACAGTTTGTGGTAACCATCATTAGACCAATCTAGGTCCATTTGGTTTATTGCGATTGGAAATGCCTCATACAAGTTGCAAGAATATGATGGTTGGTTTGTCACATCATATTGTGTTATTGTCAAATCACTACAATAATCACTCTTGTATCTGAAATTATTGTTGTACAACGGGTTGATAAAGTTCAACCATGCATCGAAGAATACTTTTTGTGACATATCATCATCAACAATAAATGTCAAATCAATGTCACTGTATGTGTTTTGATATGGAAACTTTTCAACAGGACCATAGGTCTTTTGTTCGATTGTTGCAAGAGTTCTACCTGGTAGATTTGCGTTCTCGCATCTATATTTCAGGTTTCTATTGGTTTTCACATAAGCCAATAGTGTAACAGGAATAGGAACATCCACCTCAAAACGATTCGGTCTGGCCAAATCGCCGGTGAAAGATGATTTAAAACCGCTAATTGAAACTGGCATCTTAGTTCCTTATTTCTTCTAATGAGTCTTTCCAGACTTCTTTTGGTTGTGCCTTCTTGAATTGATGTACAGGCAAGTACATTGCAACATCCCATTCGTTAGGTTCAACAGCCAATATTCTGGATTTAATGTGGCTATACAGATAATGTTTGATGCATGGTTTGAATTCTTTTAACCTAGACGATGCATCTAACATTGGATATGTGATACGAATTCTTTTAATCTCATCCTCATCATTGTAAATTGCAAAATTCTCCAACTTCTTCATAAAAACTAATCTATAACGAAGTGGCAAATAGTGTATGTTTAACCCTATAAAACCATCGGATTGTCGTTTTAGAGGCAAAACCAGTGGAAACCTATCATAATATGGTAAATCATTTTTGCCTTTAGGATCATATACAAAGTAGTATAAACCACCCATCAAGAACTTTTGTCTATCAGTTGGACGTGTCCATCGTGACTTTTCTTTAGTTATAGGAATCGACAGGCGGCCAGGGTTTCTTAAATCTGCAATTCGTTTTAATAACCATGTCATAGATTCTCGGCTCATCGTTTGATGGTTGGCCGAGACTTTTTCTTCTGTCAGTGTAGTGAGTATGGATTTTGTTATCATCGGATATTTAGTTATAGTCCGAGATGGTCTTCCGTTATAAGTTTGAATTCCCAACCACGATCCAAGCAATATTCTGTTGCAGCCTTCCATTTGGCCTGATTGACACCCCATGTTACGACTTCTTGTATGTACTGTTTTGTGACTCTTTTCTTTTTGTCTGGTTCCATGGTTTGTTTCTTGGGTTTTATTTCTATTAGGTGTGTCTTTATCACACCATTTTTATCTTTGACTTTTACAAGACAATCTACAAAATATCTATGATATTTACCATCAACTGGTGATTTGTAGGGTATTATTATTTCTTCGGAAGCAAATCCAACCACATTTTCATTGTTATCACACCAAGATAAGAATTTTAATTCCCAGGAAGACCTATAAATTACATTAGAATGGTCACCTAAATATTTTTCTGGATGACGAACTATATATTTTCCTTGCAAATATTTCATTTTATGTTAAGTAGTTCTTTTAATTTATTGTCAATAATTTCTTTATCTTTTTCGGTAATCAAATAAACATAATCAGATTTTTGTCTTTCAGACATTGTATTTAATCTTTTTTTTGTTATTTTCATAAATTGTTCATCAGTAATTTCTTGCCAATACTTATATAAAGTTTCCCAATAATTTTTTTGAATGAATTTTTGTTTTTCGGATTCACTCAATTTATTAATCCAACCAAATTTTTGTATTTTTTCTTCATAAGACATATTTTCTATTGTTTCTTTTTTAGTTTTTTTGGCCTTTTCTATTATTTCATCTTTTTTACCGGTTTTTTCTCTTTTTTTCCATTCTTTTATCATATTATCACTTATTTTTTGTTTAAATTTGTCATACCTTTCTTCATTTGATTTTAAATTGAATCGAAATAATTTAGCACTACAAGATGTTGAACAAGTTTTACTGTAACCTGAGCCTAAATTTGAATATTTTGTTGCATTTGCACAAATAACACACTGTCCTTCAGTTTTTGTCTTTATATAAACATCATAATATTCTTTTATAGTAATATCTTTATGATAATCTCGTATATGTTTCGACAATTTTCTAATGTTATCGTTTTTTTTGTGACAAATTTTACAAATCATAAATTTATACTCCTTTATATTTTATTTATAAAGGAACCAAATTTAATGAATAACATTGCATCTAAGTTTCCGTATTCAACATAAATAACATATATCAATCTTTTTAGAAAAGACCATGGCAATAATTTCAATCCCAACATCAATCGGTGGCGTATCAATTCCTGGAGCTGCACTTAAAGGTCCTTTGGGTAAATTGTTTGGTAATAAAAACAATGTAGAGATTTTATCTTATCCAAGAGATTTACAATCTGCAACAAGAAATCATGTGGTTCAATTCCGAATCAATGAAGTTCAACCTGTTGGATATGAAAAAGGACAATCATATGGTTTTTCTGAAATTTTTAAGGGTGTGGCAAATAGCGCAACAGATATTGGAAATGCAGCAATAGAAGGATTTAAAGGTAATGATTTTGTCGAAAAATCAATTAGTGCCGTTGGAGCTGTTTCAGAACAAACAAAAATAGCATTTACGCAAAGAAAAACAAGGCTTATAGCCGGAATAAATTTGTATATGCCAGATACATTAGAATTTACCAATGCCGCTTCATACAACCAAACAAGTTTACTTGAGGTTGCATCAAGTGTATTGGAATCATTACACAGTAAAGAAGCAAAAGGTTTTAGACCAATTAATTTTGCCGCAGGCGTGGCTGCAGGCGCTATAGCAAAAGCACAAACAAATGCTGCAAAATTAGGTTTAGCTACACAAGGGCTTGCACTCAATCCACAACAACAATTATTGTTTGATGGTATAGATTTTAGAACATTTCAAATGTCTTTTACTTTTACACCATTCTCAAAAGATGAGGCAACTACAGTAAAAAATATTGTAAAGATGTTTAAAACACATGCTGCACCAAGGATTGTTACTGGTGCTGCTGGTATGTTTTTTATACCACCATCAACATTTAATTTGGAATTTTTCTTTAATGGTGAAGAAAATAAAAACATTGGTAAAGTTGCCGAATGTGTCATCGAAAATATTGATGTGAACTATGCACCAAACGGATGGTCTTCACACACAGATGGTTCACCTGTTCAGACTACAATGTCGATTAGTTTCAAGGAAATAGAATTGATAGACAGAGAAAAAATAGAAAAGGATGGTTATTGAAATGCAATATTTTGATACACTTCCAAAAATAATTCACACAAATAATAATGGTGTTTCTACCATTATGACAAATCTTATGGCTAGAGTTAGTATTATGCCAGAAGTTTTGAAGAATCCAATGGTATACTACAAATATGATGTACAAGAAGGTGATACACCAGAAATTGTTGCACACAAGTACTATGATGATCCATATCGTTATTGGATAGTATTGTTTGCAAACAAAATGTTGGATCCACAATGGGATTGGCCACTTTCTTCATTACAATTCAATGAGTATGTGAATGAAAAATATGGTAATACTTTGACTGATTTACATCATTACGAAAAAGTTATCACAAAAACCACCCGTGGTACAGATGATGACCAAACAGTAATAGAAAAATTCATCATTTCTCCTGACGAATATGTGAGTTTACTATACTCACACCCCTTTGGCATTGACGAACTTAGAACATTTAAGCTTCCTTCCGACTTATATGCAAATGGTGCTTCGTCAACAGCCAATTCAATGAGTTATCTGGATATCACCATACAACCAACAGCAGTGACTAATTATGATTATGAACTCGATTTAAATGAATCTAAGAGAAACATTAACATATTGAATTCAAAATATGTTGACCAATTAGAAAAAGAATTTCAAGACTTGATGAGTTAATTATGGACACAAATAATTTTACTCCAGTTGAAGCTTCTGGTGCATATTCACCGCAAGACTATTCTTTAAAAACACTCAATTTTTTAACATCGAGTGGTAACAGAATAGAACTTAAAAAAATAATGTTGGAGTTTTCATATTATGAAGATATCTACACATTTGCAGCTTCCGGTTATGTGACATTGGTTGATGCACAAGGTTTCATTGAACTTCTACAGTTATCAGGCAATGAATATCTTGAAGTAAATTTTAGTAAAATAAAAAATGGTCCCAATGGAAACGACCAGATTTTTAGGGTGTATAAGATTGGTGATAGAAAACCTGGCGGCAATTACAACTCCGAAATATACAAATTATATTTTTGTTCAGAAGAATTGATGCTCTCAGAACAGACAAAAATAAGTAAATCATATTCTGGCCAAAAAATTTCTGAAATTGTGCAGGATGTATTGGTGGAAAAACTGAAGGTCAAACCAAAAAACATCAATGTAATTGAAGAAACAACTGGTGTTTATGACTTTGTTGTTCCAAGGTTGAAACCATTTGAAGCCATTAGTTGGGTATCAACATATGCAAGGCCAAAGAAACAAAACAGTACGGCGGATATGTTGTTTTTTGAAACAAAAGAAGGTTTTAACTTCAGGTCTCTACAATCCATGTACAAAGATGAAGTTTATGCGACATATAAGTATGAACCGATGAATTTGGATAACAAGAAACAAGACTTACAAGAAAAAGCATTCAATGTGATTGAATATGAATTTTCCAAAACATATGATGCACTCCAAGAGATTACATCCGGTTCGTTTGCAAACAGATTGATATCTATCGACCCACTAACAAGGTCTTTCAATGTGACCGATTTTGATTATAACAAGATGAAAAACACGATGGAAAAATTGAATCCTGGTAGTATTTTGAATGAATTGAAGAATCGTTTTGATAAAGCTTTGAATCAATCACCAGAAGGTGTACTGAAGGTTGCAACAGGTAATGCAAACCACGGAAATGTACCTTATATCAAAGAAAAAGAAGGTGGTTTTGCAAAAGACATTTTCATTGAAACAATCTTACCACTTAGAACTGCTGCAATTTCACTTGCAAACTTCACGGCACTAAAGATGGTTGTACCCGGTGATTCGGGGTTGACAGCAGGTAAAGTAGTTGAATTCAACCTTTTCACACTAAAACCAACAAACAATACAAAAGAACTGGATAAAACGTATTCAGGTAAGTACCTTGTCACTGCGGTACGACACATTATTAAGCAAACTGCATATCAGACAATTTTGGAAGTGGCCAAAGAAAGCTTACCAAAAGCACAAGAAGGTGCAAATAATTCAGACAAGAGTGTTAGACAGGCGATTACAACATGATGAACAATTTTATTGGTAAAGATGGTTTTCATTGGTGGTTAGGTGTCGTTGAAGATAGATTCGACCCATTAGGATTAGGCCGGGTGCGTGTCCGTATGTTCGGTCACCACACAGACAACCTTGAAGAATTGCCTACGGATGGTCTATCTTGGGCGTTACCGTGCCTACCACCTAATGTGTCAATGACTGACGGTGCACCTCTGGAAGGTGACTATGCGTTTGGTTTCTTCACTGATGGTGAATCTAGTCAAGCACCTGTCATTATTGGTATATTTCCAGGCATACCAAAAAATGGACCAAACACATCTAAAGGTTTCTCAGAAGGTTCATTTTATCCACTAGGTGAACCTACTAGTAGCAGACTACACAGAAATGAAAAAATTGAAGAAACTGCAATTGGTTACCACAATAATAACCTAGATACCAGTGTGCCTACGGCTAGTGGTGGTACCTGGAGTGAGCCAGAATCACAATATGATGCAAAAATCCCATACAACCGAGTGACACAGACTGAAGCAGGGCATGTATTTGAGTTGGATGACACACCTGGTGCTGAGAGGATACACCTACACCATAAGGCCAACACATTCTTTGAGATTGCACCTGACGGGTCAAAGGTTACCAAAGTGGTTGGAGACAACTATGAAGTTTATCTTTCTGACAATAATGTACACATCAAAGGTGTTTGTAATATTACGGTGGATGGCAATGCAAACCTATATGTCAAGGGAAATGTACAGGAAAAGGTTGATGGTAACTATACCTTAAATGTGGCTGGAGATATAGTTATGAATGGTAGCACTATTAATATGAATCATGGTACGATGGGTGCTGCAAGAATTGGAGACACGGCAGATACTGGTGATGATGGTACTGGCAGTCACTTTGATAGTAATCCACCAGGCACCAATGTTATCGAAACTGGTTCAGGTACAGTATTCATTGGAGATTAAAATTTCGAAATTTCTCATTCCGGCCCAAGAATTTTCTCCGACAGAACTCAGATTCCAAAAAGCGCATTTACTTTTAGCTCATAAATAAAAGATGACAACTTTAACCAAAATATACTCAGACATAGACTTTACTTTCACCAAAAAACCGGTGACAGGTGATGTTGCTTTAAGTTTTGATAATAAGGCTGTTATAAGATCAATCCGAAATTTGTTGTCAACAAGAAAATATGAAAGACCATTTGATCCTGAATTGGGTTCTAATATTGATGCACTTTTATTTGAAAACTTCTCACCACTTGTTGCAAGTTTAATTGAAAGAGAAGTTACTGATACCATAAACAACTATGAACCGAGAGCATTGTTAGATAGTGTCCGGGTTTCTGCTGATCCAGATTCAAATCAATATAGTGCCACAATAACATTTTACATAGAAAATGCAACATTACCGACAACAGTAACACTTCTTTTAGAGAGAAATAGATAAGATGGCTGCAAATACTGGTTTCAATATAACAGAACTAGATTTTAATCAAATAAAAACTAGCCTGAAGAGCTTTCTTCAGTCACAAGATACTTTAAAAGATTATAACTATGATGGTTCTGCACTTTCAACACTATTGGACATTCTAGCGTACAATACACAATACAATGCTTATTACTTGAACATGGTGGCCAACGAAACATTCTTGGACACAGCATTACAGAGAGCATCTGTAGTTTCCCATGCAAAAACATTGGATTATGTACCAAAATCTTCAATTGCACCGACAGCCACAATCAATTTAAAAGTCAATCAAGTTACTGATGCATCATTAACATTACCTAAATTTACATCATTTTTGGCAGAATCTATTGATGGTGTCAGTTACAGCTTTGTGACAACTGAAAATTCTACAGTTACAGTATTGAATAACACAGCAAATTTTGATAATATCACATTGAAACAAGGTACACCAGTATCTTTGTCTTTCACTTATGATAGTACCACAAATATCAAATCAATATTTGAAATACCTGAAATAAATGTGGACACAACCACATTAACAGTTTCGGTGCGTGAATCATCATCAAACAATTTTTACAATATTCACACCCACGCAAAAGATTATCTAACACTCTCAGGTTCTTCTTTGGTATATTTCTTACAAGAAAATGTCAAAGGTTTCTATGAAGTTAGTTTTGGTAATGGTGTACTAGGTAAAAAATTGACCAATGGCAACATTATCACACTTTCTTATGTGGTGACAAATGGATCCGCTGCAACTGGTGCAAACAATTTTGTGTTGATGGATTCAATATCAGGTTATTCAAATACAAGAATTTATCCATTGACCTCTGCAACTCAGGGTGGTGATAGAGAAACAATAGAATCAATCAAGTTTCAGGCACCAAAGTCATACTCAGCACAAGGTCGTGCAGTAACCAAAGAAGATTACATCACAGCAATCCAACAAAACAATCTTGGTTACTCATTCGATTCAGTGAATGTTTGGGGTGGCCAAGAGAATGATCCACCAGTTTATGGGCAAGTATTCATTGCAATGAAACCATCTGGTGCATATATGTTGACAGAAAATCAGAAATCAAAACTGATTAAAGATGTATTGAGACCTATATCGGTTCTTACCGTAGAACCAACAATTGTTGATCCAGATTATACCTATATTCAAATCACTGCAAATGTATTGTATGATCCTAAGAGAACAAGATTGACTGCAAGTGAGATAAAAGAAAATGTCAAGACTGCAATCAATAACTATGCAAAGTCAACACTAAACAGTTTTAACTCTACATTTAGATCATCTGAATTCAATAATCAAATCAATTCAGTTGATTCTTCTATAATTACAAACGAAATATCTATTCAACTACAGAAGAAATTTTATCCAAATCTATCTACACCAACCACATACAAGTTGTATTATGGTGCAGGGTTAAAGCGTGGTATGTTTTTGAGTGGTATAGGCAGTTCACCTTCAGTTGTATACAGAAACCCATTAAATTTAGCACAAACAATTAATGGCCTTTACATTGAAGAAGTACCATCATCAACAGGTGGTGCAGAATCTATCACAATAACTAATCCGGGTTTTGGTTATCAAGGTCAACCAACAGTTACCATACTAGGTGATGGTACAGGTGCAACAGCAGAAGCTGTTATGACAAACAACGGTACCATAAAACAAATCAATGTCCTAACAAAAGGAACAGGTTACACATCAGCAATACTTAAAATCACACCAGCAGCAGGAGATACTACAGGTTCATCTGGTGCAGGTATAATTACACTTGAAGGCCGTTATGGTGTGTTGAGATTATATTACAATGACACAACAAATGTCAAGACTGTATTTAAAGGTAATATTGGTACTGTAGACTACAATTTAGGTGTTGTTACATTGGATGCATTTTCACCATTGAATGTGAATAATGATTTAGGCCTATTAACAGTAACCACCAATCCAACAACAACAATTATTTCTTCCACATATAATAGAGTTATTACTGTAGATGAATTTGATCCACAATCTATTATTGTAAATGTTACCGCTAAAACAACATGATAGACAATAATCAAAAAACATCCAATCTGGTTTTATCTCAGTTACCTGAGTATGTTCGGGATAATCCTGATTATGCCAACTTCAATCTATTCTTAAAGGCATACTACGAATGGATGGAAACAACTGGTAAGGTAACGGATAGGTCTAAAAACTTATTGAATTACAAAGATGTTGATGCAACAACGGAAGAATTCATAGATTATTTCAACAACGAATTCTTACCCTTCTTTCCAAGAGAATCTTTAGTAAGTCAAGAACAAGCTGTAAAAGTTGCAAGACAGTTGTACCAAAGTAAAGGTACACCAGCATCGTATGAATTTCTTTTCCGTGTACTCTACAACACAGATGTTGAAATATTCAATACCAAAGACTCGGTGTTCAAAGCATCTGGTGGCACATGGTACATCGCAAAGAGTTTAAAATTATTATCGGCCAATCCATATTTCTTACAGACAAAAAACTATAGAATTTTTGGTGAAGTTTCAAAATCTATTGCAACAATTGAAGCTGCTGTATTGGTTGGAAACAAAACCGAAATATTCATATCAAACATTGAAAGACTATTTAACTCTGGTGAGACTGTTAGGATTGTAGATTCAAACAACCAGGATGTTTTATTTGGTGGTAATATACTTCGTGCAAAAATTGTTGGTCAAATTAGCCAGATAAGAGTTAATCCAACAAGCCGTGGTTTAACATATCAACCTGGTGATCCAGTTGTTGTTTATGGTGGCCTAAATGCAAACGTTGCAAATCCAGTTGGTGCAACAGCAAAGGTTGGTGAAATTACCAAAGGTTCTATTCAGCGTATCAATGTGGTTGATGGTGGTTATGGTTACTCATTAAAACCAAATACCATTATCATAATTGAAGATTCGGCCATAAGTGGTGCAAGAGCAAACGTTGCATCTATATCTCCATATTTACCTCCATCATTTAAAATAATTAACGGTGGTACAGGTTATAGAATTAACGATTCAGTTGTGTATGAAGAATCCACTTTTGCATATGTTTCTGAAGTTGATGCACAAGGTACTATAACAAATATTAGATATACTCAAACAGTAAATGCACAAGCTATTGTTGGCATAACTGCACAAGTATTTTCTTCAAATGTACAAGCCTCTGGTGCAAATATACAAACTGCCACGGCAGTAGGCAACGCAAGAGCCAATGTGGCTTTCATACCAATGGATGTTATTGGTTTTAAGAAAGAGATCAGATTAAGTAATGCAAATTTCTTCTTTGCTAATGTTGGAACATCTACTAAAGATACAACTCTTGCAAATGCATTTACTTTTGGTTCACTAACAACATTTCCTATATCTTCCATTTTTGTTGACAATGGTGGTGGTGGAATAACTAAGATACCAGAAATAACCGCATTGTCTACATATAGAACAGAAGATTCCTTTGATGAATTTTCTGTTAATTCTTCACTAGAATCGCTTGGTATATTAGGTCCAGTTCAAATCAGTAACGGTGGTTCTGGTTATCAAGTGAACGATAGAATTGTTTTTAATGGTGGTCGTGGCCAAGGTCCTTATGCAAATGTAACAGGTGTGAATGGAACTGGAGCAATTACAGCAGTAGATTTTTTTATTGATCCACAGTATCGTACATATCCAAAATGGCCATTAGGCGGAATGGGATATACGAATGATTATTTACCTAGTTTGTCGGTAACATCTGCAAACCCATCAGCGACCGGTGCAAGTTTGTTTATTCCAGGTATTCTAGGAACAGGCGCAACTTTCTCTCCAGTCGTAGACAGAGCAGGTTCAGTAACAACAATCTCAATTGAAAATTACGGTGAAGATTATGAATTCAAACCTAATGTGTCAATACGAATACAAGATATTGTGGTATCTAATGTTGCAATTGAAAACTTGCCACAAAAAGATGATGTAATCTATCAAGGTCCAACAATCAATCTTGCTTCATACACAGCAAGAGTCAATTCAGTTTCATTGTTGTCTGCTGATGCGAACTCACAATTGTCATTATACAATTTGAGGGTTTACAATTACGATTCAAAACCAAATCCAAAACTACCTTTGGTGATTGATGGTAAGTACATCAGTCTGCCGATGGCAAACTCTGCATTTCCACAATTTGTACAGACATATAATTATTTTGATGCAGTTGGCAACCAAACAGTGTACACCAGAACTTATGATAAGTTTGGTGTGATAACATTTGGTGATGGATCCGCAAAGGCTAACGCAACATTCTTGAATGGTCTTGTGATTGGTGAAGGCCAGTATTTAACAACACAAGGGCAACCAAGTTCTTATGATGTGTTGCAGAGTACCAAGTACAACAATTTCACATATCAGATTACACTTGAAAAAGAAATTGCAAAATACAGAGAAGTATTGTTGAACCTATTACATCCAACCGGAACAAATGTAATTGGTCGTTATGCATTGAAATCGAACAACAACCTTTTTCACCATTCACAACAAGGTTTATATGGTGGTGAACCATTAGCTTACTATTTGGGTGAACACACTTCTGATGCACTGAGTATCACAACCAGTTTCACCAACAAGAGTAACAATGTAATTAAATTTAACAATAAACTTGGTTCAAATCTGGAAGAATTTATATTTCCAAATGTAAGTACGATTGAAATTAAGAATGATCGTGGTGTCAACATTAAGTCTTTGGTTGTTGATGTGAACGATGCACAAGATTCAATTACAATTGCAAGTAATGTTTGGTTAACATTTGGAAATGTGGCAGTTGTTACTGGCACCTCTGGCACCAACACACTAAATATTACATCACTCACTGCCCAAGTTGATTATGAGAACAATGGTGTTTATAGTAACACAAGTTATCCATTAAAAGATATTGTTTATACTGGTGACTCCATCAAAGTAAACAACAATATATACACGGTTAAATCAGTAAACTATTCGGACGATCAGATTGTTTTAACAACCAACTTATCATCTAATGAAAATACTTTACTTTCAGTTAAAAGAAACTTCATTGCAAATAGTACAATTTCATCAAATCAAATTAAGATATTTGGCCCAATTGGGTTACAATATATACCAGAGATTGCCACAGAAGATGGTATTACATTAACAACAGAAGATGATAGAACAATCCTATTGGGGTAAACAATGTCAACAGTAAAAATTTCGCAATTACCAAATCTAACACACTTAGATAGTAACACATCCAATACAATCTTGGTTGGTATTGATAATTCAACCAGTGTCACCAGTAAATTCACTGCTAGAACTTTGGCCGAAAGTTTATATTCTAATACAGCACTGAATGTTGGTAACAACGCAATCATTCTTCCAAATGTTATTGCACAGTTTATTGGTAACAGTTCATCATATCTACAAACAAACTTACAGAATAGAACATCTGACGGCTCGGCTGACTATGTTATTACTGCTGACACAGGTACAGATGAAAGAAACTATATTGATTTGGGTTTGGCAGGTTCAACCGATACAGATGCAACATACACTTCTGTATTGCCACTAGATGGTTACTTGTATGTACAAGGTAACACTGCTACAGGCACTGGTGGTAACCTAATCATAGGTACAACAACCGCAGGTAGAACAGTCAATATCATCGCAGGTGGTCCAGAGTCAAACAAAGTTCAAGTAAAGATATCAACAGATGGTGTGAACTTGGTTGCAAAACCATTGAAGTTTGCAGATGGTTCATCACAGAATACTTCCACAGAATCAACTGGTCCATTTGCAAACAGTGCATTTGTGAGAGCAAATTCTAGTTTTGGTGTAGCAAACTCAGCTGCTCTGTATGCTAACGGTGCTTTTGCTGCATCTAATTCCGCAAGTCTATATGCTAACGGTGCTTTTGAAGCATCTAATTCCGCAAGTCTATATGCTAACGGTGCTTTTGAAGCATCTAATTCAGCCAGTTCTTATGCAAACAGTGGATTTGGTGCAGCCAATTCTGCATCATTATATGCCAACGGTGCATTCATACAAGCAAATGCAGTATTCAGTCGTTCAAATAACCAAGTATGGCCACAGGCGAATGCTGCGTTTGGTACCGCAAATTCTGGTTCATTGTATGCCAATGCAGCATTCATACAAGCTAATACAGTCTTTAATCAATCTAATAACCAAGTATGGCCACAGGCAAATGCTGCATTTAATTCATCCAATACAGTAGGTGTTTATGCTAATGCAGCATTTGGTGCCGCAAATTCTGCATCGTTGTATGCGAATGGTGCATTTACAGCAGCAAATGTGGCAACCTCAGCTGCATTATATGCCAACGGTGCGTTTGGTTCAGCTAATTCTGCTGGTGTATTTGCAAACGGTGCATTCATAAATTCCAACAATGCATACACAACAGCCAATTCTGGTGGTCTATACGCTAACGGTGCGTTTGGTGCAGCCAACTCTGCATCGTTGTATGCCAACGGTGCATTCACAAAAGCCAATTCTGCACAATCTTTGGCTGCCACACAAGCAGGTCGTTTAGATATTATTGAACCGATTGCACAAGCAGCCTTCACAAATGCAGCAAGTGCATTACAAAATACATCAACAATTGTAGTTGATGCAAATTTAACAGTACCGGGTACATTAACAGTAACGGGACCACTGTATGCAGCCAATACAATAAGAACACCAAATATATTTTCAAGTTTACAAACAGCAATCACAATCACCTTTTCCAATTCCGGTATGGTGAAAGCAAATATTGCGGACGATTTAACAGTGACTTTAAGTTCTTTTGTACCAGGAAAATTTGTTGATTTGATTATTACCAACACATCAGGACAACAAAGAATAATTACACATGGATGCACAGCAATAAATTCTACAATTGGTGCAATTGATTTCAATTTAGGTGCAACAAAAACAACCTATTTAAGATACTTCAGTTTTAATAATGATCTTGCAAATACTTATGTTGCAGTCACATATCAGTAATAAATAAAATACTATGGCAAATAAAAATATTCTCACAAACGGTTCAAAAGTTTCCCAGATAGGGTTGATGTATTATGCACCGGTGGCTGTGGTACCACCGTATTTGACAGAGCCAATCAATGTGTTCTATTGTTTTCTGGCAAAACCACTGCCCTGGAATGATGATGTAAACCCACCTGTTCCTGCAACCGACTTGAAATCAATCAAGCAGGTGTACAAGAATATGTTTATTGTGAAACAGATAAAGACTAATGATATATCACCAGTCATACAACGTGTAGATTGGACTTCAGGAGTAATGTATAATTATTTCCAAGATGAAGTTGATATGCTCGAAAAAGATGCAAATGGTTATATCATTCAGGTTTTTTATGTAAAAAATAAATACGACCAAGTTTTTAAATGTTTATGGAACAATAACGACCAACCATCAACAGAAGAGCCTTATTTTGAACCGGGCACATACACTGCAAACAAAATGTTCCAGGGTCAAGATGGTTACAAATGGAAATTCATGTATACCATTGATACTGGTCTAAAACTCAAGTTTATGGACAGAGAATGGATGCCAGTGGCTATAGGTACAAACACACCAAACCCTCTAATTACATCTGCCGGTGTTGGTAGCATAGATGTTATTAATGTGGTTGAAAGTGGTTCAGGATATGATCCAGGAAATTCTGTTGTAAATATAGTAATCACTGGTGATGGAACTGGTGCGGCTGCTACAGCAAATGTACAGAACGGAGTTATCCATGATGTTATTGTTACCAATCCAGGTAGTAACTATTCTTATGTGAACGCTGTAGTGGAATCCGGCATCGGTGAAGGTTGTGCATTAGGTGCATCAACTTCACCTGTTGGTGGGCATGGGTTTGATCCGGTTTCTGAGTTAGGTTGTGACCATGTGATGTTGACTTGTGAGTTTGAAGGTACAGAAAATGGACTATTACCAACAGACATTGATTTCCACCAACTAGGTATCATAATTAATCCAACAACCAAACAGTATAATCCTGTATATGCAAATGGTGTTGCATATAGTACAACAACAGATATCGTTGTGGCGGCAGGTTCAGACATTGGATTCCAAATGGATGAGATTGTTTATCAAGGTCCAGTTAACAATCCAACATTTACTGCAACAGTTTTATACTTTAATCTTTCTACCAATCTAATAAAGCTAATAAATACAAAAGGTGTTCCAGTAATTAATAGTCCTATTTTCGGTCAAACAACCACATCAACAAGGACTGTATTGTCATATAGTCTTCCAAATTTTGCAATACATTCTGGATATTTGGCATATATTGAAAATAGATCAAGTGTTCAGAGAAGTGATGACGGAATAGAACAACTCAAATTTGTATTAGGTTTCTAAGGGAAAAAAATGGCTCTAAATTTTAACGTTGATCCTTACTATGATGATTTCGATGATACAAAAAACTTTCATCGAATTTTATTCAAACCAGGTAAGGCAGTACAGGCCAGAGAATTAACACAGGCACAAACGATCCTACAGGATCAGATTACTAAGTTTGCCAATAACATTTTCAAAGAAAATTCTCCCGTAACTGGTGGTCAAATTACCACCAATTTCAATTGTTACTACATCAAATTACAAACCACATATAATGGTGCAACAATTGATATTTCCGATTTCAGTGGTTTATTGTTAACTAATGCAACTGGAACAATTAGAGCTAAAGTTGTTGCTGTAGCACAACCAACAGGCACCGCAGGTGAAGGTGATCCACCAACATTGATTGTTGTATACAAATCAGGTACAAGATTCACTGACAACGATATTATCTATGATGTGAATTCAAATAAAGCTTGCCAAGCAGTAACAAACAATTCAACCGGTGAGTCTTCTGTTGTTTCGATTGCCAAAGGTGTTTTCTATGTTCTTGGTAACTTTGTACAAATTGAACCAACAACAATCGTTTTAAGTAAGTATGACAGTACACCATCCAGACGGGTTGGTTTGGAAATTACCGAAACAATCTATGACTATGCAAACGATGCGTCATTGTTGGATCCTGCGGTCGGTGCATCAAACTACCAAGCGCCTGGTGCAGACAGATATGTTATTAGCCTTGAACTAACATCAAAACCATTGTACTTTGGTGATGACCAATTTTTCATTGAGTTACTTCGTGTTGAAGATGGTAATGTTTTCAAGATGGTTGATGGATCAGTTTATGCGGCGATTGATGATTACTTTGCAAAGCGTGACTACGAAACCAATGGTGATTACATTGTAAACGATTTCAGTATAACACCAAAAGTTGATCCGGATGATGAGGACAAGTACATAATGGGTGTGGGTAAAGGCCTTGCATATGTGCATGGTTATCGTGTAGAGAATCCTTCACCTGTTAATATATCTTCCAACCGTGCAAGGGCAACATCTTTAAAAAATAATGACACAACAGTTATTAACTATGGTAGTTATTTTATTGTATCGAATGTGCATGGCGCAAACTCAAAAACATTTGAAGTAACAACAGCAAACACAATAGACTTTCATTGTGTTTCAACTGATAATGTACATACAGCTAATGCAACAACTTACAATTCCACATTGGTGGCAAGAGGATACATTCGTGGTTTAGATTATCAGAGTGCGCCAACAGCCAATGCAAATACACATATCTTCAAGGCAATGGTATATGACTTGCAGAACCAGGCTTTAACAGGCACACTTGTTTCAGCAAGTTCAACCACAGTAGTTCTACCAGGAACAAATGGCCAAACGTCTTCATTTAATGATGCTTATGTTGGTGTTGACATTTCAATTACATCAGGAACAAATGCAGGTGAAACAAGAACAATCACAGCATACGTAGGTTCAACAAGAACTGCAACTGTGAATAGGTCTTGGAGTGTAACACCAGACAATACATCCACTTTTGTGATGAATTTTAATACCGCTGATGCGGAATCTATGTTGCAAGTTAACAACAGTAACTATACTGTATATGGTAGTGCAAAAATAGATGATACTGGAAAACAAAATGGTATAGCTTCTGGTGATGCAATTTTTGAAAATCCAAATAAACCAGAACTATTGTTTCCAATAGGTTTACCATTTGTCTCTGATATTACCGATGCAATCTACACATCTTTTATTGAAATTAGAGGTGTACCTTTTGGTGTTGCTGGTAGTACATTGTCTGCAACTGTGGACCTTTCAAGTTACAATGATAAAATTTCACATATAGGTACAGCAGGCCAGGCTTTGAGTGCAGATTTGGTCAGAGAAAACTTCACAATTATTGTGACGAATGCTCAATCAAATTCAAAGTTTGCAGCTGGTGATATTGTTAATTGGTCAGTATCTCCTAGAGCCATTTCAATGAATGGTGATTTATCTGTTGCAACATTGACAACCACAACAGCAGATTTGACCGCATTTACAGCAACAATCATATTTAAAGTTGATGTGCCTGTTGCAACCGATTCTGGTTTTGTCTTAAAAATTAAAAATTTAGTTACTGCGGCCAATGCAACAGTTGTAACCAATGGAACACAAGTTAACACCTACACATTTGTTGACGATGGTGTAAGTTCTAGTGGCCAAGTTTACATACAAGCCGCAGGTGTTGCTGCTCCTGGAACAAAACAATCATTGTATCTATCTGATGTGAAACGAATTGTAAAAATCATTGATACAAAAGCTTCAGGTACATTGCCATTAACAACAATGTATAATAATTCAACATATGATGTTACAAATAATTATGTTTTCGATAATGGCCAAAGAGATGGTTATTATGACCATGCATCAATTACATTAAAACCTGGTGCACCTAAGCCAGCAGGCAATTTACTTGTGTACCTTGATTACTACAAGCATTCTGGTGGTGATGGTTATTTCAGTCAAACATCTTACACCAATTCAGATTCACCAGAAAATTATAGAGAAATTCCAGATTACACAAGTAAAAATGGAACAACATATTCGTTGAGAGATTGTTTGGATTTTAGACCATCCCGTCAAAATGCTCAAACAGATTTTGTTTTCCGTTACTCTAATCCATCAGACACAAGAGTTGGAATTTTATTGCCTGTAGATTCAACAAGTTTTATTTGTGACTATGAACATTATCTTGGTCGTAAAGATAAATTAGTTTTAACCAAAGATAGAAGTCTACAAATAGTTGAGGGTTCTCCTTCAATCAACCCTATTCTACCTAATGAACCAGATTCTTCTCTAACAATAGCCAACATCACACATAATCCATACACCGGATATGTGACAACTGAGTCACCTGTTGGTAAATTACCAGATTTGTCTATAGAAAAAGTGCAACACCGCCGTTACACAATGGCTGACATTGCTGGTCTTGACACAAGAATTAACCGTGTTGAATACTATACTTCTTTGAATTCATTGGAACAAAATGCAAACTCATTGCAAATCTCTGATGCATACGGATTAAATAGATTCAAAAATGGTATTATGGTAGATGATTTCTCAAGTTTTTCTGCTTCAGACTCTGGTGTTACTGATTTCAATGCAAACATTAATAGAAGAACCAGACAGTTAACGGCTGGCCAAAATGTTAAAAATTTCCCATTGAAGAATTTGGCCATGGTGTATAACATGAATTCACCAACATCATCATCAATTTCTGCGTTGAATTTTAATGTTAGTCGAGATGGTTCAGTGAATTATTTCACATTGCCATATACCACAAGCATTATAGTATCACAAAAATTGGCAAGCAGAACAACCAATGTGAACCCATTCAATACACCTTTTTCAAAAGGTAGCTTGTCGTTGTCTCCAAACATGGACAATTGGGTTGATACAACATATTCACCTGCTTTGTTGGTTGTTGATCCTAGTTTGCAAATATACCAAAGAGGTAATGTAAACAACACATTATCTTTTGGTGATTGGCAAACAGTTCCTGGAACATCAGCAACAAGTTTACAGTCACAAACATCTAGCCCCTGGGCAACAGTATCTAATAGTGTTGGTTGGACGGGTGGATCAACTGGATTGCAACAAACAACCATACAGAATTCCACACTTTCTTCAACTTACCTGACAAAGTTTAAAGAACAACAAACTAATATACTTGGACCATACAACAAAATAGATAACACCTATTCATTGAATAATGGTTACATAAATGATATTAGTATTTTGCCGTGGATCAAACCACAGCAGATTATGATTAAAGCTTCTAACCTGTTAATTAAAACCAAGTTATATGCTTTCTTTGATAATGTAAGTGTTGATTCTTATGTTCGCAGATTGAATACAATTGAAGTTGCATCCGTGACTGGTACATTTAAAGCTGGCGACATTATCGGTTACTATTCAGCTGGTACATTCACACCTACAGGTAAAGTTGAAGGTGTGTACAACTACACAGATACAACCAAGATTCGTTTATATGTTTCAAATGACTTTAAGACAACCACATACAATAATGGTTTAGCTTTACAAAACGGATTCTTCAATGCATCAGGTGTTTATCAGTCATCTACTGCTTCGGGTAGTGTTGTTGCAACACAATTTAGTAACTCTAGTGAACACTACAGTGGTACATTAAAAGATTCAACATCTCTTACATCAATACAATTATCACCATTAGCATCAAGTGTAAATGATTTCTATAATGGTTTAACGATTTACATAACTTCTGGTGCAAATCCTGGCCAATCAGCTGTGATTTCAGATTATGATGGATCAACAAAAGTTGCAACACTTGCAACACCTATAGTAGTATCTTCAGTTGTTGGATTACCAGATAAAGAAACATATTCTATTGGTTCAACTACAGGTTCGATTGAATCCAATGAACGTGGTGATTTCTTTGGTGTGTTCACTGTACCAGCAAATACTTTTCACACCGGCCAAAAAGTCTTTCGTTTAGACAACCGTATCAATAACAATGTTGGCACAGTAACAACATATGCTGAAGGTACTTTCTATGCGGAAGGTTTGCAAATCAATAGACAAACTATTGATTTTGGTGCATCACCATCTGGGGCAAAAGATACTTTCAAACAAACATTGTATAAAGATTCTTCTTATACAACCAACACATCAGAAGTTCAAACAAGAAGAATAATTACAGATTTGCAACCGCCACCACCATGGACTGGTGATCCTGTTGCTCAAACTTTCCAGATTGATCCGACAAACTTTCCAAATGGTGCTTTTCTTTCTTCAATCAGAGTGTTCTTTGCTTCAAAACCAACATCAACAAATGATGGTTCACCAATAACATTATCAATTGTTGGTACATTAAATGGTTATCCAAATGGAGTAACATTGGACCATTCAGTGGTTACTTTGGATCCAACTAAAGTTAAAGTTTCTTCAACTCCGCAGCATTTAGATTCAACTACATACACTGAATTTACCTTTACTTCTCCAGTGTATATTCAATCTGGTGTATTATATGCATTTATTGTTAAATCTTTGTCTAATGAGTACACATTGTGGACCGCATCAAACAATGAAGAAGCATTACCATCAACAGTAAAAAATCTATCAACTGATCCATATCCAAGTTCAATTACAAAAATATCAGCTGCACACTATGTTGGTGGTTTATTCCTTTCTCAGAATTCACAAACATGGGAAGCTGACCAAAATCAATCTGTGATGTTTACAATTGATCGTTGTGTGTTCAACACATCAGTCACACCATCAATTAGAATGGTTGTACCTAAGAAGTTGCCACAAAGAACTTTGGTTGATTCTGAAATTGATTTCTACAAAAATGCAAACACAATGACAGATTTGATATCAACAACATCAAATTCTAATATATTAGTGGATGCTTTTAATATATCAACAACCGATTTTGTTCCATCATCAACCTCAATCAACTATACCTATGATGCAACACTGCAAAGTGGTACATCTGCTGGCCAAGTTTCAATAAATCCAGGTAACTTTGGTACAACAATGTATGAACACATTTATTTGGATGATAATCAACGTCAAAGAGTTTTGGTTGCCAATTCGGAAACATCTTTCTCATTGTACGGCCAGTTATCATCACAAGATAATGCAGTTTCTCCAGTCATTTCTGATGCTGGTACTACTGTATTTACAGTTCAATACAACATAAACAATTGTGAATTGTCAAATAGTTTGATATCTATTGTGTCGCAAGGAAATAGTTATGCAACAGGCAATACAACAGTTTCTATTTCTGCACCAACAGGCGCAAATGCCACACAAGCTTATGCATCACCTGTGATTGAAGCTGGTAAAATTACTTCAATCTATCTAACAACACCAGGTTCTGGATACATAGAAACACCAACTGTTTCGATTGATGTTTCTGGTGGTTCTGCGGCAGGTGCATCTGCAATCATTACAGGTGAAACTTCTAAGAATGGTGGTCCTGCAACAACAAGATATGTAACCAAGAAGGTTGTGTTGGAAGCAGGTTTTGATTCTGGAGATTTGAATGTCTATTTGTCTGCATATCGTCCTGCAAAAACAGATATACAAGTGTACTACAAGATTTTGAATAGAAATGATACACAATCTTTTGCTGATGGTTCTTGGATCCTAATGACCAAAACAAAGAATTCTAACACATTGTATTCTAAATTTAGAGGTGATTTGCATGAATATACTTTTGCACCAGGAAGTTTAGGTACAGAACAAGGTTATGTTTCTTATACATCAACAAATGGCCAAACATATAACTCATTCAATCAGTTTGCAATCAAAATTGTTTTGTTGACTACAGATACAACTATTGTACCTCATTTGACAGACATGAGATGTATTGCACTGCCTTCAAATATCAATAGTTCGATTGGTTGATTATGTATTTGAGAGTTGAAGGTACAAAACTTGTTAGGGACACCAGAACCGGTGCAATTATAAACCAAGATAAAAATGGTTTAGATGAATATTTGAATAAACGCCGGGCCCTGGAGTCTCAAAAAGAAGAAATAAATAATGTTAAGTCTGAGGTCAAAGTGCTCAGGGAAGATATAACGGAAATAAAAAGTTTGTTATTAAAACTATTAGAAAAAGGTTAAAATGGCTAATACAGTATCCTCATTAAGTTATGCCAATACATTTGGTGATTGGATGGTTGCAACCAACAATCTGGTTACCGAAAACAACATTCTTGCCAAAGAAAATTATGTCAAAGATTCTGGAACATTATTCCTTTCAGAAAATTCACAGACAGCATTACAATCAAACGGAAATGTTATTGTTCAAAAGACATTTTCAGTGCAAGGTATTGGTTCTTCTGCAATCATTCAAAACAATTTGAATGTGGAAGGGCAAGGTTACTTTTCAAATGGAAATCTAAGTCTTGCAACAACAGGAACAGCCAATGTTGGTAATGTATTAAACGTTTTAGGATCAGACACAGCACTAAGAGTTGCAAATAACTCATTGTTTGGTGGAAGCATTTCTGTAGTAGGTGGAACATTTACAGAAACATTGCAATCAAACAATTCTGTTAACACTTCTAATGCTTCAATATATAATTCACTTTATACAAACAGAATACAATCAAATACCAGTGTATTGACAGGTACACTTTCTGCAAACAACAAAGTGTTTACTAATGATGTGCAAGCAAACACAAGTATTCTTACTGCAACTATTCAGGCCAATACACATGTTACCACAACATCTGTTGGTGTAAGTGGCACAGCTTGGGTAAATGTATTACAAGCTAACACATCTACCAATACAGCCAATGCATCCGTTATACACACCTTGTGGGCAAATGTAGTACAAGCAAACATATCTACAAACACAACGACAGCTTCTGTTACTGGTACCACATTTACAGATGTATTGCAAGCAAATACATCATCTAATACTTCCAATGCATCGGTTATGCACACACTGTATGCAAATGTAGTGCAAGCCAACTCATCAACCAATACATCTAATGCATCGGTTATGCATACACTATATGCTAATGTAGTGCAAGCTAATGTGTCAACCAATACAACAACAGCTTCTGTCACTGGTACTACATTTACAGATGTATTGCAAGCAAATACATTTACAACAACTGCAACAGCTTTTGTATCTGGCACCACACACACGAATGAATTGCAAGCAAATACATCAGCAAATACTACAACATTATCAGTAACAGGAACTTCTTTTACTAATGTGTTACAAGCTAATACATCATCCAATACATCTAATGCATCCGTAGTTTGGACAATGTATGCCAATGTTGTGCAAGCTAACGTATCAACTAACACAACAACAGCTTCTGTTACTGGTACAACCTTCACCAACAGACTTCAAGCCAATACATCGGCAAACACCGATACATTGTCGGTTTATAATACCACATTTACAGATAGACTTGAAGCTAACACATCAGCCAATACTGGCACATTGTCTGTGTATGGTATCACATTTACCGATAGGTTGCAAGCAAATTCCCGTGTCAATACAGCAAATGTTTGGGCAACCGACACAGTAAGAGCAAACACAATAAGAGCAAACACTGATGTTTGGACACCAAATGTACGCATTTCGAATTTAATTGATGCCGAAAATGCTGAAGCAACAGTTAAGAGCTTACAGGTAAATGAAGATTTCAGTGTTGCTGGCAATTTTGTTATCAATGGACGAACAGTATTCAATTCAAACGAATTCACATTAAGTCAAGCATCAAGAAATCAAACATCATCTTTCAATGTTTATAGAACAGTCGATGGAACATCCGGAACTGCGGCCGCAAATGCAGCAATTCGTTGGAATGAAGCAGGAAATTATTTTGATATTAATGATGTGGATAGTTTTCAATCGGCTTCATACTACAGAATTATTACCGAACAACAACTTAGTGATTCAATATCAACTACTGATGGCACAAAAGCTGCATCACTGACTGCTGCAAAAACACTGAATGACAATACAACACAAGCAAATACTTGGTTAAGAAGTCGTTCAGATTCCGCATCATTGTATGCTAACGGTGCATTTCGTACAGCTAACTCTGCAAGTCTCTATGCTAACGGTGCATTTGGTGCTGCCAACTCAGCATCATCTTATGCCAATTCTGCTTTTGCTTCGGCCAACAACGTTGCTCCACAAATTGCGCCTGCATTTGCACAGGCTAATGCGGCTTTCGGTAAAGCTAATGCTGCAACTGCTGAGATTAAAGGAACAAGAGGTTCAATATCACCAACAAGTGCATCATTAACCTTAACATCTAATAACGGCATTGCAATACATTCAGTTACTGCAAACACATTGGCAATTAGTACATCACAAGATTTGCAAACAACCGCAAGTCCATCATTTACTGGATTGACAGTAACAGGAACTCCTTTGTCAACATCATCTGGTGGTACTGGTTCAACATCGGCAGCATCAGCCTTCAATACATTGGTTGCAGCTGCTACCGGTACAGCAAGTGGAACTTCAGGTTATGTTCTTGCAACTGGTGGTACAGGTAACTTTTATTGGACTGCTGCGGGTGCAGGTGGTGCAGGTACACAGCCTGGTACCAGAATCACATCAAATAGATTGTCATATACTGGAGATGGTTCAACAACACAATATACGACACCAACATTCAGTCAAGCCAACCAGGTCAGAGTATATATTAATGGTGTTCGCCAATTGGAATCTGAGTACACTTTAAATTCCGGTACTTCTAAAGTAACAATGACTGTTGCACCAGTTAATAATGATAAAATATTGATCGAAGTAGATGGTTATGCAGTATATGAATATTTTGCAAATAACATTGTATATTCTAATTGGACATTCTCACACAGTATAACCGGTAATGCAGGTACAGTAACAAATGGATTGTATTCAACAGGAAGTTATGCAAATCCTGCTTGGTTAACATCATTAAATGCAGATAAATTATCTGGTGGTACAATTTCAAGTACTATACTAGGCAATTCATCACACTTTATTGGTACAACTTCTATTGCATTGAATCGTGCAACTGGATTCCAAAGACTGACAGGTGTGAATATTAACGGAATTGCTGATAGTGCTAATAATCTTATTAGTACTGCTGGAGATTTAGGTTATACTGTGTCTGGCCAAGATGTTTCTTATGTTGGCCATTTAGGACCACAAGTTCAATCACAAGGCGCTGGTGCTGCGGCCATGTCTTTTCACAGACCTGGATTATATGCAATTAATTTTGGACTTGGTACCGATAACCAATTAAGAACTGGCGGATGGAGTCGAGGCGGCGCTTCTTATGTTATACTAGATTCTGGTAACTATAATTCGTATGCACCAACATTAACAGGCACTGGTGCTTCTGGAAATTGGAATATCACTTCTGCATTTGCTACGAATTCTACTTATGCAAATAACATAACAATGGGTTTCAATTCCAATTGGAATACAGATTTCTCACACGCTCCGGCCGGAAGTACAGTTCTTCGTGGTGATACTTCATCAGGAAGCTCAACTGGTGGTCCAGGTGGAAGTTGGTGGTTCCAACAGAACATGCGCCACACAAATGCATCTAATTTATGGGGTGTTCAGGTTGCATGGGGTTGGGAAGACAATGCTAATTTACTTAGAACCAGAAATATACAAAATGGTAATTATGGTGGCTGGGTAACATATATCAACAGCACCAACATTGGTTCACAGTCTGTTTCTTATGCTACAAGTGCTGGTTCTGCTACAAGTGCAGGTTATGCTACAAGTGCTGGAAATTCAACAACTGTTGCTGGATTAAATGTACATGCAAATAGAAACAATGAAGCAAACAAAATTGTAAGAACTGATGCAAGCGGTTATTTACAAACAGGTTACATTAATTCAAGTAATGGTGACGAAAATAATGCTAGCAACCCACCAAGAGTTTGGGGTACAAACGGTAGTGATAGTTACTTGCGTTCATATCAAACAGGATCGTTGAGTGTTGGTTATGCTGGAAGTGCTGGAAATGCCACTTATGCTGGAAGTGCTGGATATGCTGGAAATGCTGGATATGCATCAAGTGCTGGAAATGCTGGATACGCCACAACTGCTGGTTCAGCATCAAATGTTACTCAAGGCACAGCATACTTTACTTATGCAGAATCGTTTGGAATGGGATCAGTTGGTGGTGTTACTTATACTAGTAAATTCCAGTATGTGGGCAAGCGGTACCACTTATCTATGGTTGGTCGTTGAAGTTCTTGTTGATAATGTTTGGAGATTAATTAAATTAACAACACAAAATTATGATACAGTTAATTATATGCCAGCTGACGGTAGTGTCTATTATGCAGCAAGACCATTTCAAACATACGGACCTTATGGTTATTGGCATTGGTCTAACGAGGACACCACTTGGGCGGCGTTAGGTAGCCAAAAAACACCATATTATCTAGCTGCAGGTAATAACGTCAGAGTTACAATGAAATTTGCTAATGATTATTTTAGGGCAGGTACTCATTTTATGACGGAGGCCAATGCGGCTTCCGGTAGAGGATATTATATGGACAGTGTTCTTGGCTGGAGAAATGATGGAACTAATCCAAGTGCCACAAACAAACATGTTTATAAAATAGGACCTGACGTTAATAATGAGTGGAGAGCATATGCTAACGGCGGGCCCGCAGGATATTGGTATGCTGGAGGTAGTGTGAGATTTATGGCATATAAAGTTGGTACATAAGTTGAAACTTAATTTTTAATGGAGCAAAATAAATGACACTTTCAATCAATAAAATTTTACAAGTAGATTATATTCAACATAGTTCGAAATTTCCACATAACACTATACGAGCCTATGTTAAAGCAAACGCTTTGCCTGAAGATCGTATTGTTGCGGATGAATTGGAAAAAGGAAAAAATATAACACCGAATGACGTTATTCAAATCATTAATGTCGAACCAAGTCATCCTTTATATCAACAAATAATTGACAAATTTAATCCTCAAAAAATAAATTTTGAATCCAATGAAAATGTACATTTTTATGAAAATGTGTTGGATGAAAACAAAAATGCATGAAATAAAAAGGCAAAATAAATGACAACAAAGATTACGCCATCAGTTCTAGAAAATACGGCTGTTGTAGCGGCTACACATGGTACTGGTGCCGCAATACCAGTTATAGTTGTTGATCCACAAGGTAGAATTACTGGTGTCACCAATACTACTATTGATATATCTACATCTCAAATTACTAGTGGCACACTGGCTGATGCAAGGTTGCCTGATACTGGTGCTACATCAGGTTCATATGGAAGTGCAAGTATTGTACCAAGAATTATAGTGGATGCAAAAGGTAGAGCAACTGGAGTGGCCAACATTACAATTGCAATTGCTTCTAGTGCAGTTTCAGGATTAGCCACATCGGCAACCACAGATACAACAAATGCTGGTAATATTGGTTCTGGTACATTGGCTGCAGCAAGATTGGCCGATTCTGGTGTAAGCGCAACAACATATGGTACGGCTTCAAGCGTCAGTCAAGTTACAGTAGATGCAAAAGGAAGAATCACCGGAGCATCAAATGTTGCAATACAAATTGCAACTTCTCAAATCACTGGTTATCCAACATTTGCAGCCTCGGCAACCAAAGATACAACAAATGCTAGTAATATCGATTCAGGCACATTACCAGATGCTAGATTAAGTAATGCTGGCACTAACACCGGATTATTCGGTACAGCTTCAGTGGTTCCAAGAATCAATGTCGATGCAAAAGGTAGGGTTACATCTGTAACTGCAACAAATATTGCAATTGCTGCCGGTTCAGTTTCTGGTTTAGCAACTGTTGCAACATCTGGAGCATACGGAGATTTGAGTGGAAGGCCCGTCATCCCCGCTATCTACTCACCACCCCAAGGTATTGGTACAGGTGATACACCACAGTTTAAACGATTAGGTATAGGCACCCCGGCATCTGGTACTGACGGTGAAATTCGTGCAACCAATAACATCACTGCATATTATTCTGATGACAGATTAAAAACTAAACTTGGTGCAATTGAAAATGCACTAGACAAGATTGATGAACTAAGCGGTTTCTATTACGAAGAAAATGAATTAGCAGTATCACTTGGATATAAAAAACAGCGTCAAATTGGTGTATCAGCGCAACAGGTTCAAAATCAATTACCTGATTGCGGAGTTGTTGTACCCGCACCTATTGATGAGAAATACTTAACAGTACGCTATGAAAAGTTAATTCCATTATTGATTGAGGGTATTAAAGAACTACGTGCAGAAGTAAAAGAATTGAAAAATAATATTTAACAACAAATTTCGAATTTTTGCGTTCCGGCCCGAGAATTTTCTCCGACAGATTCAAAAGTCCAAAAAGCGAATTTACTTTTTACCATTTCCTTTGAGTATAAATACCTCCAAAAGGGGTTAAACAATGCCAGCTGGTTACCAAGAATTATTTCTAGAACAAGGTTCAAACTTTAGTACATCCATCACATTGGATCAAGCTGATGGTTCACCTTTTACTCTAACTGGTAGCCAAGTAAAAGCTGCCATGAAAAAATCATATTATTCTAGTAGCACAACCGCTAATTTTGTAATAACAGTTAATGATCCAACAGAAGGCATTATAATATTGTCTTTACCTTATGCAAACACGGCAAATATTTCTGCTGGCCGTTATGTGTATGATGTGATTATCAAAGATTCTTCAAACACAGTCATACGGGTTTTAGAGGGAGTTGTGAACGTCTTACCCCAAGTTACAGTATTTTAAAGGAATAATATGCCAACGGTAACCGTCAGACAACCTGCAACCGTAAAAGTTAGAGTTGAAGGCCAAAAAACTAAGGTACAAACACTTTCCTATGGTACAAAGACACTTAGGAGTTTGACTGACCTTTCTTTGGAAGGCGCAAACACTGGTGATGTAATGTACACGGAAATCTATTACCAACATCTTCCAGAGCGTTTGACCTTGGCAGTAGAACAAATAAATTCCGAAGTCTATATCTAAGTGGTAATACAATTGACTTGGACGGAACACAGATCAAAGCTGAATCGACAACTGGTGCAATTTCATTTGCAGCTGCGCCAACAGACATTAATCCTAATCCGATTGCGATTGTGGTATCACCGGTTGGTGGTTTTGCGCCTGTTCAAACAGTTGGTGGTGTAATTTCAGATGCAGCAATTCAGGCCGCAGTAGCAAATTCAGTAACTTATTTGGCTTTCCAAGGTGCTGATTCAGGGTTCTTCTAAATGGCATCTAATACAACAATACAGATTCTCCGTTCATATGCGAACACGGCACCTGGCAATCTAGCAGACGGAGAATTAGCTTACTCTTTTCTTTCCAATACACTTTTTATTGGTAGTTCCACATTAAATGTGGAAAGTCAATTGTGGACCAACAATATCATTAGCATTGGTGGATCAGAATATATTAGTAATACTATTTTAAATACGGTTAGCGACTTTGACGGTGGCACATTTTAATAAATAGATCATAGGATTTAAATCCATTTAACATAAAAAGGATAACAACATGGCAGGCGCAAATACAACACTAAGAATTAGACGTTCCCTTACCACAGGCGTACCAGCCAGTCTACAAGCGGGTGAATTAGCTTATTCATATCAATCCAATACCATGTTTATTGGCTCACCTGCTGGTACAGGTGTTGTTAATATTGGTGGACAATACTACACATCAACAATTGATGCTGCAACCAGTTCAAATACTGGAGGCACACTTGTTCAACGAAGTGTAACAGGTAATATTGCTGTTGGTCATGCAAACGTTAGAAGTCTTAGTTTCTCTGATGGCGGTACATTAAGTACTACCTTTTTCTCAGGTAACGCAAACTCTGCAACTCAATTCCAAACAGACAGATATATTGATGTTACTGGTGGTGACATTACCGCATCTGCACAGTTGTTTAATGGTACTGCAAACGCAACATTAAGTGCTGCACTAAATTCAATTTCTGGTCTTACTCCTGGTTTCTACGGTGGTTCAACAGTTATACCTATCATCCAGGTAGCTGCAAACGGCCGTGTTATGACGATTGCAAATTCGTCAACAATCTCAACTGCATTGACTGTTGCAGCTGATTCTGGTACAGCTGATGTTGTTAATCTAGCAACCGACACATTTACAATTTCTGGCGGTGCAGGCCTTACATCAACTGTAACAGATAATACAGTTACTATTGACGTTGATAACACGGTCGTTCGTGCAAATACTGCTAGTTTAACACAAACAATTGATGGTAACATTATCATCAGTGGTAACTTGTCCATCTTAGGTACATCAACAACATACAACGTTGAAACACTTACTGTCGAAGACTCCTTGATTGCACTTGGTAAAAACAATGCATCAGATGCAGTCGATATTGGTTTCTACGGCCATTACAATGATGGTGCAGACCGACATGCCGGTTTGTTCCGCCACGCAGGTGATGGTTTCTTCTATTTGTTTGACAACTACAACATAGAACCAACAGGTAACGTTATCAACGTTGCAGATGGAAGCTTCCGCCAAGCAAACTTGAAATCTAATTTGATTTCACAATGGGCAAATGCAGCAGTATTACAAGTTGGTACCTTGAATGTTGCTGGTGCAACAACACTTAAATCATTAACACTAACTGATGACTTAACAGTACCTAACGGTGGTACTGGTGCAAGTTCATTCACTGCTGGTGGTATTGTTATTGGTGATGGTACCGATTCACTAAAAGTACTTGCTAACAGTACATTCACTGCAACAGGTGCTGGTGCACAAAATAACACCATTACTTCTGTAACTGTTGACTCATATGGCAGAACAACTGCTGCAACATTCCAAGCAATTGCTGGTCTAAATGTTGACCAAGGTGGTACAGGTAAATCTACTTTTACTTCAGGTAAAGTTGTTATTGGTAATGGTACAGGCGCTTTGTCAGAACTTGCAAATGTTACTTACACATTAACTGGTTCATTAAGTGCATCTAAAACAATCACATCGTTGACTGTAGATGAATATGGTCGTGTATCAGCTGCAACAGCCGCAGATATTTCTGGTCTAACAGTTACACAAGGTGGTACTGGTGTATCAACATTCACTAGTGGCCTAATGTTGATTGGTAATGGTTCTGGTGCAATTCAATCAATCGCTAATGCTGGTTATTCATTGACAGGCACATTGGGTGCTGCAAAAACAATCACCTCATTGACTGTTGATGCTTACGGTCGTGTAACAGCAGCAACTGCGGCAGACATTTCTGGTTTGACTGTTGCTCAAGGTGGTACAGGTGCCGCAACATTCACCGCAAAAGGTATCGTATACGGTGATGGAACAAATGCGTTGGCTGTTACAGCTGCATCCGGTTCAGCAGACCAAACATGGTCTAATCAAATTCTTACAGTCACAGATGCAGGTGTACCAGTGTGGTCATCAGCAATAGACGGAGGACAATTCTAAGCTGACTATATAATGTAATAGATTTTTTTATGATAGGAGTTTGAAATGGCAAATGAGAAGTATTTAAATTATTATGTTGAGACTTTGACAAGCACAATGACAGATTGTGTTATTCGAAATATCTCAATGCAAGCGAATGCGAAAATAACTGATGAAGTTGTGAAAGAACAGTCTGAAAAGATTGATGCGTTAGTAAAATCAAATCTTGAGTTGCAAAAAACAATTCAAGATTTGAAAGAAAACAGTGAATCAAATCAAAGTAAGGCTGTTCAAGAATTGGAAAATAAATTATCTGAAAGTGAAAAACTTGTAACAAAATTAAGTGCAGATGTTAACAACTTAAACAGTAAACATCGAACCGAAATTGATGAATTGATTACTAAATTTCGTGACTATGATAGTGTTAAGAATCAAGCCACTCATGTGGAAACATTTAAAGGTGAATTAGTTAGAGCAAGAGAAGAAACTAATCAGGTTCGTTCAGAATTTGAAGTTAAAATGAATGCTTTAAATGTACAATATGAAAATAATGTTAATAGTTTGATTCAGAAACATGAAACTGAAAAAAGTGAATACAACAACAAGATAGACGAATTACTTGCTAAAATTGATTACTTACAACTACCTCCTTCCAAAAGAAAAAAAATTGATGAGCTAAATAAAGAAGTGGTACCAACAACCCTAACAGGTTTAATTGGTACTGATGGCCCAATCAAGGATGGCGGAACGTTCTAAGTAAATGTCAAATACAGCAATACGGTTAAAAAAATCAGGCGTCACAGGAAACACACCAACAGGCCTAGCTAATGGTGAGTTGGCGCTTAACTATGCCGATGGTAAACTGTATTACAAAAACAGTCTTGGTGGTACATCCTATATCACCAACCAATTCTCTTTCGACACAATTAATGCCAATAGTTCTTTAATATTGGCCACTAGTGGTTCCGACACACTCTCTTTTGTTGCTGGTGATAATATCACCATCGGTACCAATACAACCACAAAAACAATCACAATTAATGCATCAGTGTCTGGTGGAAGTGATCCTGGTCCTGCGTTTGATAGAGCCAATGCGGCATTTAGTCATGCCAATGCGGCATATAATACAGCAAATACTGGTGGTGATGCTTGGGTCAGAACACAGGCCAACAACGCATATGATGCAGCCAATTCTTCCGGTTCTTTTGCTAATAGTGCTTTCCTAACGGCCAATTCGGCATATGCATCACAAAACATTACATCTGCATCTGCTAATGCGGCCTTTGCTCATGCGAATGCTGCCTATGCCAAGGCAAATACAGGAACGACCGCACTAGATGTAAACGCCGACATTGTTGCATTTACAATCGCCTTTAGTTGATGAAATAAATAAAGGATAAGGAAATTTAAATGGCAAATACTTTTAAAAATCAACTACGAGCAGCAGTCGGAACATCGGCAGAAACCATCTATACTGCTAATTCTGGTGTATCTACTACAGTTATTGGTATGACAATCGCAAACATACTAAACACAACCATAACAGCCAATGTGATATTGACTTCTGGTGGATCAGATTACTATATGGTTAAGATGGCTGAGATTGAACCAGGCAATTCACTGATTACAATTGGTGGTGAACAAAAATTGGTTATGGAAGCCGCAGATGTACTTAAAGTTTCGACAAGTAATGCTTCGGCAGCCGATGTTATTGTAAGTTTATTGGAAATAACATAACATGCAATTCACCTACATTGGCAGCCAAAGTAAGAAGGATGTAAGGGTAGCCAGTTCAATTGCCAATGGTGCATTTGTAACTGCTAACTCAGCATCTTCATTTGCCAATGGGGCTTTTGGTGCAGCAAACTCAGCAAGTATATATGCCAATGGTGCTTTCAGTCAAGCCAACTTGGCTTATGATGCAATTATCACAAGTAGTAATACTGCTTCATTGTATTATTTGACAAGAACATTTACTGGTGATGGTAGTACAACCGCATTTACAGTAACAGCTAATACTACATCAAATAGTATTCTTGTTTTTGATAATGGTATTACACAAAATCCAATAGTTGATTATAGTGTAAGTGGTACAACATTAACTTTCACAACTGCACCAAGTACCGGATCGGTGATACAAGTTCGTGAATTGTTAAGTAATGTACCAGTAGTTACAGATAATTCAAACTCAGCATTCGATAGAGCCAATGCGGCATTCGCTGCAGCGAATTCTGGTTCTAGTGCCAGCTTTGCTTTTAATCAAGCCAATGCCGCATTTGATGCAGCCAATTCGGCTTCATCGTATGCTAATAGTGCTTTCATAACAGCCAATAATGCATTACCTAAAACTGGAGGTAATGTAACTGGTGTTGTAACATTCACAGAAACAACCTACTTTACAAACACAACAAATTCTTCAACGACAACCAGTGGTGCAATAGTTGTTACTGGTAGTGCGGGTATAGGTGGAAATGTAACCATAGGTGGTGCATTAACTATAAATGGAACAAGTGCAAACGGCATCACATTTGCTGACGGAACTGTTCAATACACCGCAAATGTTGGAAGTAATGTTGCTATATCTGCATATGCGGTGGCCAACTCAGCAAGTTTGTATGCAAATGGTGCCTTTGCACAGGCCAATGCATCTTTTGGTTCATCCAATTCAGCCAGTTTATACGCCAACGGTGCCTTCACAACAGCTAATACAGCAGATGGAAAAGCCACAAGTGCAGGTCTATATGCTAATGCAGCATTTGCTGCAGCCAACTCCGGTTCAAGTTCTGGTTTTGCATTTAACCAGGCAAACGCAGCATTTGATGCTTCTAATTCAGCATCTAATTATGCCAATAGTGCTTTTGCGGCAGCCAACTCTGCTTCTAATTATGCCAATGGTGCTTTTACAACAGCCAACCTAAAATTTAATACATCTGGTGGTACCATTTCTGGTGATGTTTCTATTACTGGTAACTTGAGTATATTAGGCAATACATTTAGTACCAGTTCAACACAGATTGTTGCAAACGATACTTTGTTTATCATGGGTACCGGAAATTACACCGGTGATATTTTAGATATTGGTTTTGCATCCCACTATAACAATGGTGTCAATGCACACACCGGACTAATAAGAGATTCTGGCACAAAAGAATGGCAGCTCTTTGAAGAATATACACCAGAAATTGGTGGTGATAACAACATCAATATTAATGATGCATCATTTAAGATTGCAACATTAAAAGCAAACCTAAAATCAACAACGATTACAATCAAAGGCATTGATGTATTGCCTTATGTGAATAGTGTATTTGATTCGGCCAACTCTGCTGGAACATTTGCTAACGGTGCATTCGGTTCTTCTAACTCGGCATCTAATTATGCTAACAGTGCCTTCTTGCAGTCAAATTCTGCTTTTGGTGCAGCCAATTCAGCCAGCCTATATGCCAATGCGGCCTTTGCTGCTGCGAATTCTGGTTCTAGTGCCAGCTTTGCATTTAATCAGGCAAACTCGGCCTTTGATGCCGCAAACTCGGCAAGTTTATATGCAAACGGAGCATTTGGTGCGGCTAATTCTGCATCTGGTTATGCCAACGATGCAATAGGATATGCTAATACAGCTGATGCTAAGGCAACCAGTGCAGGAACATATGCTAACGGAGCATTTGGTACTGCTAACTCCGTAAGTCTTTATGCTAATGCAGCCTTTGCTCAGGCAAATGCAGCTTTTGCGGCAGCTAATACTGGTGGCGGATCAGGAACACCAGTATCAATTTATTCTGATAGATTTACTGCAAATGGTGGAACAACAACATTCACTTTAAGTACATCACCAACAAGTGAAAATTATATAATTGCTGTTGTAGATGGTATCACACAGCTTAGAGACACATATACTGTTTCTGGTAATGTAGTAACATTCGATAGTACATTTGAAAATGGTGCAAATGTAGAAGTGACCACGATAACAGGCGGTGGTGCTCTAGACCCTTATGCAGCAAATACTGCAAACTTAGCATACGCACAAGCTAATGCTGCATTCGCTACTGCAAAT